CATCGTGTACGTTACTCCTGTCGGCGCTTAATTTAAAAGGGGGCAGGAATGTCAGACCCCGCAGAGTCCTCGGTACAGAACTTACTGCCTGTTCAGGCGTATTTTGACGCTCAGGACAATTTTCAGACTTTCATTGGTCAGAACAAACCGTTTTATGCAACCGTAAACCCACAACAGTCTGGGTTGCATATCACGGACAGCACGATTGACAGCACGACTATTGGTGCAACTACGCCATCCACAGGCGTGTTCACCAATGTCAATATGACAACAGGCACAATTTCAACTGCTCCTGTTGGCAACACTGACATTGTCAACAAGCAATACGTTGATGCCATTGCTCAAGGTTTGAACCCCAAGCAAGCTGTCAAATGTGCTACGACTGTAAGCATTACGCTGTCTGGACTTCAAACTATTGACACTTACACCACATTGGCTGGTGATCGAGTGTTGGTTAAAAACCAAGGAACATCGTCAGAAAACGGCATTTATATTGTTGCTTCTGGCGCTTGGACTCGTGCATCTGATATGGATGTATGGTCAGAAGTGCCTGGTGCGTATACGGTCATTTTGAACGGCACACAAGCTCAAACTGGTTGGGTTTGTACCGCTTCAGACACTGGCACGATTGGCGTTACAGCAATGCCTTGGGTGCAATTCTCTGGTTCTGCTACCTATTACGCTGGCACAGGCTTAACGCTTGCAGCTAATACGTTCAGCATTACCAACACTGGAGTGACCGCAGCCACAAAAGGTTCGGCATCCAAAACCGTTACTGCAACTGTCAATGCTCAAGGTCAATTGACCAGTTTGACAGATCAAGACATTGCAATTGCTGGCACACAAATCACAAGTGGTTTGGTTAGCCCTACTTATGGCGGTACAGGCGTAAACAATGGCTCAAACACGCTGACTTGGAACGCAAGCTATTCGCTAGATCAATCCGTTGCTTCTGGTGCTGCGCCTACGTTTGCAGGCACAAATTTCAGCTCAATTCCAAATTCAGCTCTGACAAACAGCGCAATCACAGTAAATGGTTCAACCATTGCTTTGGGTGGTTCTGCAACGATTACTGCTGTCAATCCAAATGCTTTGACGCTTGGAACTGGTTTGTCGGGTACATCTTACGATGGTTCTGCGGCTGTAACTGCGGCAATTGCTAACACAGGCGTTACGGCTAATTCTTACTCAATTCTAAACGCCACGGTTAATGCTCAAGGGCAATTGACTGCGGCATCTAGCGCCAGCACGACAGGTTCAGGGAATGTGGTTTTGGCGACAAGCCCAAGCATTTCCTCACCAACAATTGATGGCGCAAATCCTTACATTCAGTTTGCAAATGGCTCTGCGGTCACATTGGCGGCGGGTCGTATGTGGTATGACGGAAGCACAGGAAGTCTAAACTTTGGCATGGGTAATGGAAACATTACTCAGCAGGTTGGCGAAGAAATCTTTGTGTATGGCAAGGCATCTGCCGCCATTACAGAGGGTCAATTAGTGATGAAAACGGGCGTTGTTGGAGCGTCAGGCGTTATTACGTTTGCACCAACTTCTGCTGGTATTACTGATGACAACGTGATTATCGGTATTGCCACAGAAAACATTGCTTTAAATGGCTTTGGGCGCATTACGGCTTTTGGTGTTGTCCACGGAATCAACACTTCAGGCTTTACAGATGGCGCAACGCTTTGGTATGACCCAACATCTAGTACAGGCGGGATGACGGCTACAAAGCCTTCTGCCCCTAATGTTAAGTGTGAAGTTGGTATTGTTATCAACGCAGGTAGCGGTGGCTCTGGCTCAATTCAGGTTGAGATCATCCACGGCACAAAGTTGGGTGGCAGCGATTCAAACGTTGGTTTTGGCACATTGGCTAACGGCGATTTGATTCAATACAACACAAGTTTGGGATATTGGACAAACGTAGCCACAAGCACAGTTGCCGTTGGAACAGCTACTAACTTAGCAGGCGGCGTTGCTGGCGCTGTTCCTTATCAGTCTGGGGTTGGCGCAACAGCCTTCACCGCTACGGGCACTTCTGGGCAGGTTTTGACGTCAAACGGATCGGGGGCGCCGACATGGACAACGCCAACAGCCTATGCAACTGTCACTGATGACACCACAACCAATGCAACTCGATACCCATTGTTTGCGGCTGTTACCACTGGTAACCTGACAACAGAATATACCAGTTCGACTAAGTACCAATTCAACCCTTCCACTGGCGTATTGACTGCCACAGGATTTAGCGGTTCTGGTGCTTCTTTGACTAGCCTGACTGCTGGCAATTTGTCTGGAACGATTCCAAGCTCTGTGTTGGGCAATTCGTCGCTTTACATTGGCACAACAGCCATTGCACTAAATCGCTCAAGCGCCAGCCAATCTTTGACAGGCGTAAGCATTGATGGCTCTGCTGGCTCGGCTACGACAGCCACAACAGCAACAAACGCAACAAACGTAGCTGTAACTGACAACACTACAACAAATGCCACTTATTACCCTGCTTTTGTGAGTAATACCACAGGAAATTTAGGTATCACAGTGTCATCTACTAAGCTAAAATTCAACCCAAGCACAGGCGCATTAACAGCAAGCCAGCTTGTCATCGCACCGTAAGGAAGCAACATGGGAAATCTTGTTTTTCAAGCAACATTAGGCGGTCAGGTCAATCTGGTTGGCCCTAACACTGCGTCAACTTACAACATTAACGTTCCTGCTGTGGCGGGTAACATGGTTACTACTGGCGACACAGGAACAGTGACCAGCACAATGTTGGCATCAAGTGTTTACACCGCTCCAGGCACGATTGGTAGCGGAACACCAAATACTGGTGCTTTCACTACATTGACACTTACAAATGCGCTTGGAGTTGCTTATGGTGGAACGAATGCAACATCATTTACTGGAAAATCAGGAAATGTTGCTGGATTGGTTTTTTATGATGGCACAAAGTTAACTAATGATGCAACTGTGACTGATGTTGGTTATGACACATCAACAAACACAGTTAAAGCAAACAATTTGTCTATTAGCGGAACTCAAACATACGCTGATGGATCAACGCAAAACACTGCTGCTACAGGGTTTGGCTTCAAGAACCGCATCATCAATGGTGCGATGATGATTGACCAGCGTAATGCGGGGGCTAGTGTTACGAACGGTGCTGGCTACCTCTTTTCGGTGGACCGTTGGATTACCTACGGTTCGCAAGCGTCCAAGTTTTCTGTGCAACAGGTAAACTCACCTGTCACAGGTTTCTCAAAGGCGATGAAGTTCACATCACTATCAGCCTATTCTGTAGCTGCAGGTGATCTTTTCTTTACGGTTCATTGGATTGAGGGCCTAAACGTTCAGGACCTTGGCTGGGGCACAGCAAACGCCCAGGCTGTGACTATCTCGTTCAAAGTGTATTCCAGCCTAACTGGCACATTCGGAGGCGTGGTCAAGAACGGTGCTTCCAACCGAAGCTACCCCTTCACGTTTACGGTCAACACAGCGAATACAGAAGAGGTCAAGACTATCACCATCCCTGGAGACACAGCAGGAACTTGGGCCACAGACAACGGGAAAGGTATTGGCCTCTTGTTTGGCCTTGGTGTTGGGTCCACATACTTAGGGGCCGCTGGCGCTTGGGCATCCACGGACTACTACTCAGCTACAGGCGCAACCAGCGTAGTCGGCACAAACGGCGCAACCTTCTACATCACAGGCGTTCAACTCGAAAAAGGATCAACAGCCACATCGTTTGACTACCGCCCGTATGGTACTGAGTTGGCTTTGTGTCAGCGGTATTGCATCCGTTATGGTGGTGTAGCAGCTTATGAGCCTTTAGGCATGGCTATCGCAAGCGGAACAACCACATTTCAAGTTCCGTTTCAGCTTCCTGTCGAAATGAGGTCAGCTCCTACACTAAGTTATAGCTCTGCTTCAAATTGGGCGTACAGCGATGTAAATACAGGTGGCAATTCAACAGGAACAGCAATAGCCATTAACGTGGCTTCTACAAAAGTGGTGGACTTGAACTTCTCAGGACTTTCTGGACTTACAACCTACCGCCCAAACATGTGTGTTGCTAACAATACGACATCTGCAAGTTTGACGCTTTCTGCGGAGCTATAAATGACACAATACAAAATCCAAAACAATGTGCGTGGTGAAGCGGTGGCTGTGACCGTCATTGGTCAAAACATCAGCATCCCATTCGACCCCGCCAACACAGACTACCAAGCCTATTTGAAGTGGCTAGAAGAAGGCAACACGCCAGAACCTGCTGACGAGGTTCAATCGTGACTTGGAAAATTTCAGACATTCAAGCAACTGATGGTCTGATTACGTCAGCAAAATACTATGTTGACTTAGAACAAGATTGTTATTTTGCTGACACAGAAGGCTATTGGAACTTTGTTGAGCCAAGTCTTTCAACACCATTTGAACAAGTGACCGAGGAAATGGTTGCCACATGGATTCAGAACGAATCTAAAGGCGCTATTGAACAGCGGTTGCAAGATCAAATTACAGCCTTGAAAGCAACAAAAAGGGTTGTTGCTCCTTGGCTGCCACAAACTTTCACATTCGGAGAATAAAATGAAACTTGACGCACTCAATATGCAAGAAATCCAAGCTATCGTGGCTGGATTGCATGAAACACCGCTACCATATAAACTGGTTGCGCCACTCTTGCAAAAGATTGAGAAGCAAGTTAACGACCAACTAAAGCCCCCAGAGGAACCCAATGACCAAGCCGATTGACATTATTAGCCGAGCATTAAAGGACATTGGGGCTTTAGAAGCTGGCGAAACACCAACACCAGAAGCGGCACAAGACGCTTTTGACCTTTTCAACGACCTTGTAGATCAATGGTCAAACGAAAACTACATGGTGTTTAACGTCACGGAAATCATTTTTCCTGTCGTTCCTGGTCAAACCCAGTACACGCTTGGCCCTGATCCAAACACCCCAAATTTCATTGGTGCATCGTTTAATGGTTCAATTTCTGGCAACATCCTGACCGTCACTGGTGTGAACTCAGGTGCTGTTGCTCAAGGTCAAACTCTGAGTGGCCCTGGCATCGCTCCTGGCACAAAGATCACATTGAGCTTGTCTGGTGCTGGCGGTAACGTGAACGAGGCTGGCACTTATCGTGTCAACATCAATCAATCTGTTCCTGCTACAACAATCACGGCTAACTACCAAAAGCCTTTGAGCATTGATTCAGCTTTTGTGCGAATCAACACAACTTCAAACAGCCAGCCAATTCTTAACGGTGGTTTGGATTATCCAATCTCGATTTTGGCACTCCAAGAGTACGAATTGATTGGCTTGAAAACGCTCAATGGCCCTTGGCCCAAAGCAATCTATTACAACCCCAATGAGGAGTCTGGCAACCTTTTTGTGTGGCCTAACCCATCTCAGGGTGAAATGCACTTGTTCGCCAATACACTGTTCTCACGTTACGATAGTATGTATGACGATGTGGTGATGCCACAAGGCTACATGATGGCCTTTCGTTGGTGTTTGGCTGAACGCTTGATGCCTATGTATGGCAAAGCCTCACAAGTGCAAATTGGTATGATTCAAGCATACGCAGCACAGGCAAAAGCTACGCTGAAACGCACAAATATGTCTCCGCTTCAAACTGCTCAATACTCTGACGCTTTGCTTACAAGCCGAGCCAAAGATGCTGGTTGGATTTTGAGTGGCGGCTTCTTCCGCTAAGGATAAAAGATGGCTGATTTTGGTTTTGTTGGGCCTTCTTATGAAGCTCCTAGCATCTATCAGGATGCTCAGGAGTGCATCAACTTCTTTCCTGAAATTGATCCATTAAAGCAGCCTGGCACTCGTGGCATTGTTGCTCTTTATCCTACGCCTGGATTAACAACCAAAGCTGTTTTGCCAAGTCTGGATGAAGTGCGTGGTATGCGTACTGTGTCTGGTGGTCAGCAAATGGTGGCTGTAAGTGGCCCCTATGTCTATGTTTTGTCTGCCAATCTGGTTCCTACCGTTGTCGGCACATTGAACACATCCACAGGCGTTGTAAACATCACTGATAACGGTGTCAACGTCTACATTGTGGATGGCGCTTACCGTTACACATGGCGTATTTCTAACCCTGCAAACGCTGTTTTCACTGGTTCAATCAGTTCAACGACATTGACTGTTTCCAGCATCTCTAGCGGAACTATTGCAATTGGTCAGGCTTTGTACGGTATTGGCGTGTCTGCTGAAACCGTGATTACTGGCGGTTCTGGAACATCTTGGACTGTAAATAAGAGCCAAACTGTTTCAACTGGTTCGCTCAATTCCGCCGCTACTGGTGCTGTGTTTACTGGCACGATTGCCACCAACACATTGACTGTTTCGGCTGTTGCTTCTGGCACTATCTACATTGGTCAGACTGTTCAAGGCGCTGGCGTTACTGCTGGTTCTGTGATTACAGCATTTGTTTCTGGCACTTCTGGTGGTGTTGGCGTATATACATTGAGTGCAAACAGCACAGTTGCTGTTGGCGTGACCATGTATGGCCTGAACTTTTCTGTTCTCCCATCGTCGGATGGGGCTTTTTCTGGCGGTACGACTGTTGACATTGTTGACAACTACTTTGTTTACAGCCGACCAGATTCCCAACAATGGGGATCATCTGATCTACTTTCGCCAATTAGCCCTCAATTGAGCTTTGGTTCAAAGGATGGCGCACCAGATAACTTGGTCGCTTTGATTGTTGACCATCGTGAAGTCTATTTAATGGGTGAGGTTTCGTCAGAGGTTTGGACTGATGTGGGTGCGGTTCCGTTCCCGTTCCAGCGCATACCTGGCACTTCCACCCAACATGGCTGTGCTGCTCAATTCTCACTGGCTCGATTGGGTAACTCATTTGCGTATGTGAGCCGAAACATTCGTGGTCAAGCTCAGATCATGCAGATGAATGGCTACCAGCCTCAACGCATTTCCACCCATGCTGTCGAAAACAGTCTGGTTGGTGAATACATTGATGACGCTGTTGCTTGGACTTACCAATTGGAAGGCCATGAAGTCTATGTGGTGACATTCCCAAGCATCGGTCAAGGTTTGACTTGGTGCTATGACGTTGCCTCTGAAATGTGGCACAAATGGCTTTATACCAACACAAATGGCACATATTCACGCCATCGTGGTAATTGCTGTTGCGTGTTTCAGGGAATGGTGTTGGTAGGCGACTATGAAAATGGTCGAATCTATGAGTTGGACAAAACCAATTACACAGATGATGGTCAGCACGTTCGTCGCTTGCGTAGAGCGCCACATTTGGTGACTGATTTGCAACGCCAATACTTTGAGGAACTTCAGATTCAGTTCCAGCCTGGTGTTGGCATGGGTGGCATCAATATCCAAGCGCCAAACCCTGTTATCTACACATCTTCTCCTTTGGTTATCACGCCTTCAGAGACAAAAACGATTGCTCCGACTGCGATTCTGGAGATTGGCATTTACAGTTCTATCAACGACACAACTCCAGCAACTTATCCACAAGCAATGCTGCGTTGGTCTAATGATGGCGGTTCTACATGGAGCCGTGAATACTGGACAACAATCGGTCAACAGGGCAAATACAAGAATCGTGCCATTTGGCGTCGATTGGGTCAGGCTCGTGACCGTGTGTTTGAGGTGTCAATTACAGACCCTGTAAAGGCTGTGATTGTGTCGGCTAACCTAAAGGCTTCTGAGGGAGAAAACTAATGTCCAATGGGCTTTATTCTTCTCCTCAAGTTAACCCTTATCCACAGTCTCAGTTTCTTGATGGGCAAACAAACCGCCCAACAAGGGCGTGGCAACAGTTCTTTTTGAATCTGCTGAACTTCACATCATCTGATTCGGCAAACACAGAGCCAAGTGGCCCATCTGTGCCAGCCAAGCCTGTGGGGTTCATAAATATCACTGTGAATGGCAAGCCTTACAAAGTCCCCTATTACAATCCGTAAATGGAACTTAGACGCATCACAGCAGACAAATTGGCCCAAAGTTGGGTTGATATTGAGCCTTTTCTTTCTGATGCTTTGATTTATGCTGGTGGTGACTTTACGATTGAACAAGTTAAGGTCTACATCACAATGAATCAATGGCTTCTTGTGGGTGTTTTTGATGGTAATTTGCTCAAAGGAGCAATGACCGTTTCATTCACAAATATGCCAAATGATCGAGTTGCGTTTATTACTGCGATTGGCGGTAAAAACATCACAACTCAGGACACTTTTCGACAATTTAGTGCTATCTTAAAAGCGCATGGTGCGACTAAAATACAGGGTAGCGTAAGACAATCAGTTGCAAGATTGTGGCGCAGACTTGGCTTCCAAGAGCGTTGCATTTTGGTGGAGAAAAAGATATGAGTGGTGGAAATCCTGTTTCATCCGTTACCAATGCAATTGGTGATGTTGTTGGTGGTGCAGCCGATATTGTTGGCGGTGCTGTTAACGCCGTTGGCGATCTTGGTCAAAACATCATTGACACAGTAAAAGAGCATCCTCTTGAGGCCGCTGCTCTTGCTGCTGCTGGTTATTATTATTGGCCTGAAATTAGCGCTTGGGTTGGTTCTGATGGAACTGCAATTGCGGGAACTGAAACTGGAACTCAAGCTGGTGCGGCTGTTACGTCAGCTCCAGCAGGTTATTCAGCAGCCGCTGACGCTACTGACTTGGCTGGTGTGTCTAATGCAGGTGGAGCAGGTTTAACTGGCGCAAATGCAATTGGCGCTCAAACTGCTTATCCTGCTTTAAATGCTGCTGCCGCTGGTAATGCTGCCGCTGCTGGCATGACTCCAGCTCAAATTGCTGCCGCCGCCGCTGGCACAGGCGCAGGAACCGCTGCCGCTGGCTCATCACTTGGCTCAATGTTGCCTTACATGGTTGGCGGTCAAATCGCCACTGGCTTGTTGCAAGCCAATGCAGCACAAAAAGCCGCTGATGTTCAATCAGCCGCTGCTCAAGGAGCTACACAGCTTCAAGGACAAATGTTCAACACGATCAACCAACAGCAAGCGCCCTATCGCACTGCTGGTTATCAAGCGTTGAATCAAATCGGTTCTCTTGGCTCTGGTCAATATGTCCAATATGACGCTAATGGCAATCCTATTGGAACAGGTACTGGTAATGATTATCTAACCCATCAATTCAATGCCGCTGACTTGAAAGCTGGTTTGGCTCCAAACTATGATTTCATGTTGCAACAAGGTCAAATGGCTAATCAACGTGCTGCCAATGCTGGCGGCGGTGGCTTGTCTGGTAATGCTTTGCAAGGTTTGAATAAGTTTACGCAGGACTACGCTGGTAATGCGTATCAAAATGCGTTTAACAATTATCAAACACAACGCAGCAACATTTACAACACTTTGGCTGGTATTGCTGGCATTGGTCAAACAGGTCAAAACGCTACTAACACTGCTGGCACAAATGCAACAAACGCAGCATCTCAATTGGGTGTTGGCTCTGCCGCTGCTCAAGCCGCTGGTTTGACAGGCTCAACCGCTGCGCTTGGCAACACAGTTGGCAACGTAGCCAATACATATATGCTGGCAAACTTGTTGGGTCAACGTGGCTCAGTTGCTCCTCAATAAAGGAAAATCATGGCTGATTACGGTTTCAACACAGATTTAGGCCCAAAAGCGCAACAAGGCATGAGCCTTGGCGACATGGTTCAATTGGCTCGTGGTGTTCAGGCTTACCAACAAGCGGAGCAACTTAATCCTCTTGCTTTGCAAAAAGCAAAAGAAGAAGTCACGCAAGCTCAAACTGGCACAAAAGAAAAACAATTAGGGTTCACTCAAAAACAGCAACAAATGATTTTTGATGAACTTGGGACTTTGAAAACTGATTCACGTTGGATAAATGCAGCCAAAGATAAAAAAGGTGCTATTGAAGCACTTATGGAACGTGAAGATCGTTTGAAAAATCTTGGCATTGACCCTGCACTGCTTAGAAGTTCTGCGGCTCCAATGTATCAACTGATTGAACAGAAGCCACAGCTTGCCACACAAGTTGTTGACAACATCATCAACAAAGGTGGGAACGAAAAACAATTTTCTCAGCTTAATCAAGCTCCTCAGTTTGTCAATACTGGGGCTGGAATTGTTCCTGTATATACATCTCCATTCCAAGGTGGCGGCCCTGGCAAAACTCCAACTTTGGGGCAGTATTTGGCTCCAACTGTTGCAACTTCAGAAACTGGCGCTCCAATGATTATCGGTGGCGGAAAAGGTGCTGGCGTTGTAAATCAACAACCACAACAAGACGTTACAGAGCCAATTACTCCAATTGGTTCTCCAAATGTTGCTCCACAAACAAAACCAAATGCAGCGGCGGGTCTAAATCAATCTTTCAATGCAAAAGGTGGTTTGCAACGTGCGCCAGATGAGACTTATGATGCTTACAAAGCTCGTGTTGCACGTTTGTCTGCATTGCCAACAGCCGCAAACAATGCTTTGAACTTGGGTAATGTTGAGTCTATTCCCAATATGGAATTGACCAACAACAGAATTTTGAAGTTGATTGAAGATAAGAATGTAAACATTGGCCCTGTTGCAAATGCTATTGCAAACAAAACTGGCGGTGTTGGTTTGACTTCAGAACAGCAAGAGGTTATGAAGTATCTTGAACAGCGAATTCGTCAAGAGGGCGCTCGTTCCAACCAAGACCAAGCATCTCAAAGCAAGGCTTATGGTTCATTTGGAACAAATAAAGAAGCATTGCGAGACATCTTGTATAACGACAAGGCTTTGCTTGCTTCTCAGCGTTTGCTTTACAAAGGCATCAAAAACCATCAAGGCAATCCAAATCAGCCTAACCTTGGCGCTATCAATGCTTTTGAAAATAGTTTTAATGACATTGCTCAAAACCCAGATGTGATGCACTTGATTGGTGTTGTTGGTAACAAATCAATGGAAGATTTGTCTGCAACTGATCGTCAACATCTGAAAAAGTATTTCAAAGGCAAATCGCAAGAATACATTGACAGCATCTTTGAAGAAAAAGACAAACTTGAAAAACTTGTTGGGGGTAAATGATGGGTGATAAAAAGCAAATCAATTCGTCTGATTTGTTTGGCATCGTCAATGAAGGCGCTCCCAAGCAAAGCACACAAGTTTCTTCAAAAAACTTTTCTCAAATTCTTGAAAACGCACCAGAGCAAGAAGGTTTGTCATGGTGGGATGTTCCAATCCAAGCGGTAACCAACATCCCTAAAAGTGGTTATGAGTTTGGAAAAGGGATTGCAAGCGCAGTTGCACATCCAATTGAAACTGGTCAAGGTGTTTTTGACATTGCTGCTGGCGCATTGAGAAACATCACTCCAAAGCAAATTGCTGATTGGATTGACAAATACGACAAACACCCAGAAGCTGCTGAACGTGCAAGCAGTGTTGCTTCACAAGTTGGTAAGTTTTACAAAGAACGTTATGGCACAAGTGAAGGCTTTAAACAAGCCATTGCACAAGACCCGATTGGCGTTGCTTCTGACCTGTCAACAGTTCTATCAGGCGGTGCTGGCATTGCTGCAAAGGTTGGCGCTCCAGCTAAAGCCGTTGGAACAATCCAAAAAGCGGCAGAAGTTACAAATCCATTGTTGGTTGCTGGCAAAGGCGTTACTGCTGTTGGCAAACCTTTGCTTGGTATGACAACTGGTGTTGGTTCGGAAAACATCGCCAATGCTGCTAAAGCTGGTTTTGAAGGTGACAAAGAGTTTCAAGCTGCATTGCGTGGTGAAGCTCCAATGACTCAACCTCTTGACAATGCACGACACAATTTAAGCGTAATGCGTCAAAAGCGTGGTAATGCTTACCGTTCTGGAATGGTTGACATTTCAAACGATAAATCTGTTTTGGATTTCAAAGACATTGACCAAGCTATTGCTAAAGCAAAAGCTGAAAATCGTCATGGCACAAAGGTCAAAGATGACATTGCTGAACAGCATCTTTTGGAATTGGAAAATGAAGTAAAAGATTGGCAACTTGCTGATCCTGCTGTTTACCATACCCCTGAAGGTCTTGATGCTTTAAAACAGAGAATCGGCGCAATTGTTGATCGTATTCCACCAAATGAGGCAAATGCAAACAGAATTGGTGGAAACATTTATAACTCTGTAAAAGGCACAATAGCACAACAAGCTCCTAAGTATTCAGAAGTTATGGCAGATTATGCAGATGCTTCTGAAAGCATCCGTGAGATTGAAAAAGCATTGTCTTTGGGGAATCGTGCTTCTGCTGATACTGCATTGCGTAAATTGCAAAGTCTCACACGAAACAACGTAAACACCAATTATGGCAATAGATTGAACCTTGCACAACAGCTTGAAATGGAAGGTGGTAAACCTTTTATTAGCGCATTGTCTGGTCAAGCATTGAGTTCTCCAACTGCTCGTGGTCTTGCAGGAAACGTGGAAAACTTGTCTGCCTTGGGTGGCGTTTTCTATGATCCAACAATGTTGGCGGCTTTGCCATTGCAAACTCCACGGCTTGTTGGAGAAGGCTTGTATTATGGTGGTCGAGCCGCTAGAGGTGTATCAGAGGCAGCTAAAGGTTTGGGATTGAATCCTCAACGTGCAAACACTTTGGCTGATATTCTTTACGCTAATGAACAACAAGAACCATATCGTGTTGAATTGCGTGGTATGGCTAACAAGGACTAAAAATGGCAGTCAATCTTTCCCCAATTGGTAACGGATTCCAGTTTTTCACAACAACTGGTATCCCTTTGGCTGGTGGTTACATCTACACCTATGTTGCTGGTTCTACCACTCCTCAAGCAACTTACACAGATTCGGCTGGCACTGTTGCCAACACAAACCCGATTCAGTTGGGTTCTGATGGTCGCCCACAGCAAGAAATCTGGTTGACTTCTGGTGTTAACTACAAGTTTGTTTTGACTGATTCCAATGGCATCACGATTCAGACTTACGACAATCTTTATGGGATTTTGGGTTCTGCTCCAAGCGTTAACCCAATTCCTTCTGGTGGCATCATCATGTGGAGTGGTTCAATTGGCTCGATTCCTGCTGGATACTATTTGTGCGATGGCAACAACGGTACGCCTGATTTGCGTGATCGGTTTGTTGTCGGTTCTGGCACTTCTTATGCTGTTGGCAACACTGGTGGGTTCACTAGCTCAGTTACTTCTAGCATCGGGACTAATCTCCCGCTTTACTACTCATTGGCGTTCATTCAGAAGTCGTAATCATGCAAGAGCTACAAAGAGACATTGGCAAGCATGATGCTCAGATTGAGGCGCTTGACAAGGATTTAAGAGAAATGCGTGAAGATATGCGTCGAATCTTTGAAAAGCTGGATTCAATCAATCAAACATTATCTGAAGCCAAAGGCGGTTGGAAAACCTTAATGTGGGTTGCTGGACTGTCTGCGGCTGCTGGTGGTTTGGCGTTCAAACTAGTGTCAATTATCTCTGGGAGATAAACCATTGACCCGATCAGCTTACTCCTCATGGCTCAATCTGCTGTGGCAGCAATCCGTACTGGGTGCAATATGCTGGCAGAGGGCAAAGCCGAAATTGACAAGTTCAAAAAGACTGTTGAAAAAGGCGTAGGCGATGCCAAAGCAATCTATTCCGAGGTTGTTGGAATCTGGGGATGGATTCAAAGCCTGTTTGGTCAAAAACCAAAAGCAAAGCCAGTGGCCTTGCCTGTTGTTGACGCAAAGGTTGAGCCAAAGCCAGAAAAAAGAAGAAAAGAGCCAGAAAAAGAGCTGACTTATGAGGAATTCCAAGCTCGACAAGTCCATGAGATTTGTGAGCATCTGAAGGTTTATTTTGAGGTTATCAGAGAGCTAAAAGCGCATTGTCGGGAACTTGAAGAACAATCTTTGACAACAGAGAGAGTTGCGGACAGTGCGATTGATCGGATTGAGCTTGAGTGGCAAATGAAACAGTTGGCTACTCAGGTGAAAGAAGCAATGATTTACACGCCAGAGAGGTTGGGGCTTCAAGCGTTGTATTCTCGGTTTCTGGAGATGTATGACCAAATCCTTGAAGAACAGGAGTTCGCAAGGGCTGTTCAAGCAAAGAAAGAACGAGATAAGAAATGGCAACGAGAACTCCTACGCAATCACAGAATCGACAGGGGAATGGCGGCGTTTTGGGTCGCAGTGGTGATCCTATGGATGTGGGGGCTGTTTCTGTCGTTAGGATGGCTCGTGAAGATACCCGCTGGTTCATTGCGGGGGTTGTTGTTCTGAGCGTGGTGTTGTTTTTTGCTTTGCCAATGTCGCTTTTGATCTATGTGGATGCTGCTCGGCTTCAAGCTGAAGTGCGCTACGAGATTAAGCAAATGAAAAAATTGAAACAAGAAATTAAAGAAAAATCTGAAACTAAAAAGGAAGAATGATGCTTTCACTATTTTCAACACTTGGCGGTTTGTTAATTTCGATGTTCCCAAAGATCATTGATTTGTTTCAGAACAAGGCAGACCAAAAGCATGAGCTTGAGCTTGCTCGGCTTCAAACTGAACGTGAACTTCAAATGGCTGCGGCTGGCTATGCTGCTCAAGCTAAAGTAGAGGAAATCCGTTCTGATGAGATTTCCATGCAGACAGAAGCCGCCATGACTCAGGCTGCCTACGCCCATGACGCAAAGGTTCTGGAAAAGGCTGCAAGTTGGGTTTCAACTTATGTTGGTACTGTGCGTCCAACGATTACATATTTGTTCGTTCTGGAGCTTGTATTCATCAATGCTGGCCTTGGCTATTATGTTTGGTGTCATCCAGACATGATTAAGAGCGTTGATGACCTTATTCGCATTGGCAACGAGATTTTCAGTGATGACGAAATGGCAATGCTTGGCGGCATCATTGGCTTCTGGTTCGGCACTCGTAGTAGCAAGAAATGAGAACCAGTGAAAAGGGCATTGCCCTGATGCACGAGTTTGAAGGGTACAGAAATAAGCCCTACTTATGCTCCGCTTCGATGTGGACAGTAGGTTGGGGCCATGTTTTGTACCAAGATCAAATCAAGCTGCCGCCTTTGCCAAAAGAAGGCTACACAGGCCCACTTCGCAAAGACTATCCTTTAAAGCCAGAGGACAACAGGACATGGAGCAAAGATGAATTGGTTACGATTTTTAAGAATGACCTCGTATCTTTTGAACGTGGTGTTCTTAGACTTGCTCCCAATCTTGCTGGTCGTCAAGGTGCTTTCGACGCTTGCGTTGCATTTTCCTTCAATGCAGGATTGGGGAATTTTCAGCGGTCTACTATTCGGATGAAGATTAACCGTGAGGAATGGGATGATGCTGCGGAAGCATTTAAGCAATGGACAAAAGGCGGTGGCAAAGTTTTGCCTGGCCTTGTTCGTCGTCGCAATGCAGAAATAGCATTGTTCAAAACTTCTTTTGAAGAAGATTAGTCCTTACTGGCTAACAAAGCCGCAACAAACAAGAACACGGACAGCCAAAGAACTGCGCCAAGAAACAAAATGGCGCAGATCATGGAAACATTGGTAATTGCTTCAGTCATTTAAACCTCGAATAAGGCTGGCTGCTTCGTGTTGCTTCTTGGAGTCAAGGTAAGCTGCAAAACGCTCTTGTGCGTCTAATTCAACGCCTTTTACAAGGTCTTTTAGCTTCTTCATTGGCACAGCAGCCCATTCCACATGAGTTCCGTAAATTCTGCCAGCCAGCTTCAAAATATCATCGTGTTTCATTTTTTTCTAGTTCTTTTGCAACCAGCGTTGCGTATCCTGCGATGTCATGCCAATGGTCATGTGTGTTCGGATTCCCATTAAGAATACGAGCAATTTTGTGGCAAATCATTTCCAATGATTCACGTTGTTCTGGCGTGAACTTATCGTAACCATAAACAACGAGAATTTGTTTTAATTGCTGACTTATTGCGGCATGGCTTGAAAAATCACCATGTGTTTTTGCTCTATCGGCAAGTGTTTGTTCAAGATTGTTTGACAAAGATGCCTTGCTCATTCATGTAGCCTTTTCGGTCTTTGATCTGTTGATAGGCGGCGGCAAGGCAGTCTGTCAGATTTACATCCAGCAAAGCGCAAACGTTAATCAAACAAACCACAGTGTCACCAACAGCGTCAATGGCATCCTCACGCTTGTTATCACGTAAAGCATCAACAAGTTCGTTGATTTCCTCGACTGCCTTCATTGCTTGGGCAAATGGTGTGCTGTTTGGGATTATTCGACGAGCTTCTGACCAACGGAGAACATCTAGCTCATGGTTTGCGAATGACATTTTTACCTTTCAAGTTTAAATGGACTTGTTTTCTTACTGATCTGCGTGTTTCAAACGATTCAAGCTGTTTTTCAGCTTTCCTCATGCCAAAAATTTGGTCTAAGTTTAGTTCAGGATAGTCCTTTTTTTTTGTCTTTTTCTTCTGAACTGGGTGCATAAACTCACCATCTTTAATGATGTAGTCTGTGAACTCAATGTCTTTTGGAAACACTTTGGGCCATGCGTAGCCTTCAACAAGTACTGTTTTAATCATACGACCTCAATTTGATGGATAGCGCAACGCCATATACAAGACCAGTGCAAGTCATAAAGCCTCGCATTTCAAATGACCAAACTTCTGGATTCCATGACACGCTCATAAAACTGCCAAGCAGATAAGCGCAAAACAAACATACGGCAAACGGGTTGATTGCCAAAAAAATGGCGCAAAGATAGTGTTTCATTCCCAAAACATCCAATCAAAAATTATTGCTGCAACGCAAAAACAGAAGATGATTAGCCAATCGTGAGCTGTAATCATGTTTCACCTCTTGCTTTGATTAAGTCGGCAAGATGTTTTAAAAGCGATTCATCTTCTGGCGTTAAGTCATCACGACCTGCGTATTCAAAAATAATGTTCCAAATCGCCTCACGCTCTTTAGCTGCTACCAGTTTGGCAAAGGTTTCAAGCAACCCAATATCTAATTGAGGAAAAAATCCAAAAAACGGTTTCCCTTTTGCAGCCTGTCTAGCCATCTCAATGATTTCATCTTGTGTCATTTGAGTCCCCTAACCTCAAAAAATCCTTGATACTGTGGATGTACTTTCATAAACAACCTAGCCAAATGTGGTGTGGCGTGATCGTTAATCTTCCACAAGTCTCCATTTTCTGAAATGGCTGTATGGTGGCGCATAAACTCAACAATTGTCCTTGCTGAATAATGCTTGAATCCCTTTTGTGAGACAAGCAACGCTTGTTTTTCAAACGCTTCCCAAATGTGATGGTTGTCCTCTAACCAATCAAAAAAATCAAATTTCATCTCAATACTCCTCAAAACGTCTAAAGGTAGGTACTCGCTGCGTCTGTTTGCAATACAGTTGGTCACTCTACCTAACTGTCGCACCACAGCATCCGCTTTCCCTATTTCAATTATGCAACTACTTTGCGTGGTCTGCCACGTTTGCCTTTAACTTTTACAGGGTGTTTGCGTGGGCGACCGACTTTGCGTGGCTCTGGCAAGATTTCCTTGATTGCTCGATCGGTTAGCGAATTAAGAAACTCGTTAAGCTGGCGCAAGTTAGGTGCATCGGCGGCAGTCAAGGTAACTGTTACGCCATTGTGGGTTACAGATAGTTCAAACTGCATCTTAGACCCCACAGCCGCAAAGCATCTTGCCACCATAGCCAGGCACACAGCGGTAAGGTTGGAATTGTGGACATGATGCGCTTGCGTATGTAGCGACCAACAACAAACAGATTGCAATTACTTTTTTCATGTGGTTCTCCAGTTAAAAGGGTATACGGTCATCTTTTTGGTTAAATTCGTCACGCTATTGTTTTGGCGCAACATCTTCACGAGGTTTTGGCGTATTAAGGTACGCCCACCCACTCCAGCCGCCTTCCATTACTGGAACAGCGTCTAGCTTTAGCATTGGGCCATTCTTGGTTTCAATGACAGAGCCAATGCGTTCATAACGGCCTTTTTCGTTGCCATCTTTGTCCGTGTAGGAGCCAGATCGGACTTTCACTTCGTACATCAATTTAGACATTTTTTGCTTTCAAGTTGTTAAGTTTTTCAATTCGTTCATCAAGCTCCCCAAGAAACTTGTTAACTTCGGCTTCCAACTCCAAAATATATTTGTCGTCACGCTCAATGCGTGTAACAAACAACTGGAGTCCTTCGGGCGCTCTTGGGTCAAACGACACAAAATCCACCCAAAGACGATTTGCACAAGCCATTTGCCATTGGACTTGCGGCATATATTTATTTGGCATCTTGCCTGTCAACAGCGTGTCAAAGTGAGTTGCTGTGTTAGGGCATTTGATTTCCAACATTCCATCAATGCTTACCAAGCCATCTGGAGATGCGGCGCACATGGGAATGAAAGGATGCTCAATGATGCCTACCTCATCCACCAAAACGTCTTTAAACGCTTCATAAGCGGCTCTAGCAAGTGGTTCTGTGGCTGTGCCCCATTCCATTGCTGCATTGGTAAATGAATCGGCTTTTTGGCCTGTCATGCGTTCGCAGATTAGTTGCGCCATGTAGTTTTCACGGCTGGCGCTGTAACCTGTTTTTGTCTTGGCAATAACGTCAGCAACTTTGCTGGCTGTGACTTTTCCCAAACGTGCTGCAAACCATTCTTCGCTACGTTGCTCCATTACAGACTCGCTTTCTTTTGATCTTTAATCTCAATAATTTTCTTTTGCCATTTTTTATCTGTTCCACAGGCTTTGTACGCTGGCAAATATGCTTTTTTCAATGATTCTTCGTCTGTTGCATCTTGAATGGCGGCAATGTGGTCAGCCATTAAGTTTGCATCAACTTCTTCTTTTTCTTGTTTTGCAGATGCAGAACCATCATCATCTTCTGGAGCAATACCGCAAGCCGCCATCAAGCTATGTCTACGACCATAAGTCAAAGCTGACGCATATCCTTGTGGGTCTTTTTTAGTGGCTGGAAAATGAAGAATTCCACACTCCAACATTTCGCCTGATTCGTGTACAAACACAGTTTCAACCATGATGCCATCGGCACAATCGTAGTTTTTCTGCAAAAGAAAAATGCCGTTGTTGTTTAAAGCATCAATGACCGCCTCAACACAAGCTGACAGATCAGCATATTTGCTTTTGAAGTGTGGGTTAAATGATGTTTTCAAAGCTGGCGCAAACTCACGTTGTGCTTTGACTAAAGATGTTGCAATCTGTTTCATATTAAGCTCCAAAAACCAACATAGCCACGATAAAACCAGCCGCAAAAGCGTAGGCAATGTTTAGATACTTTTCGTAATCTGTTGTGTGGTGTTCAATCCAATTACCTTGTTGGAGTTGTTGTTGGCGTGTTACGTTGTCCATTTCAAAAGCCTCATCTAGTGTTCGTGGGAATTTGCGTGTAGTCCAGTTGTGCATGATTACTCCAATCCTGCGGCGCTCAAGGCCATTGAAAGATTCCACTCATTGCGTTCTTTGCGGCAATGCAGTTCATATTCACGCTCAAGAGCTTTGATGGTTGTGTCGGAAAGTAGGTTGACGATTTCTTTGCCTTCAACGTAAACAAACCACAAACTCATTGTGTAGTCGTCAAAGTAGCACTCCAATGTTGCATCGGAGTCGTCTAGCTTGTTAGCTGTGTAGTGTGTCAAATCAGTGTGCATGATGGTTTCCTCAAAAGACCGCTTACGATTTGTTGCGGCATGAGTGAAGTATAAGCGACCTTATCAACAATTTGCAAGCCTATGCAAAAAAATTTTCAAAGTGTTGTTTTTTTGTATAATCTAGCTTATGACCAAAGAACATTTTATAAAGCTGGCTGGCTCACAGCGTGAGCTTGCAAAGCTGTTGGGTATCAGCCAAGCGGCTGTGGCTCAGTGGAAAAAAGTGCCACAGGCTAGGCTTTGGCAATTGAAAATTCTCAAACCAAGGTGGTTCAAATGACATACATCACAGATGTGCCAGAAGGCTACGAATACGCAGCTATGACGTTGACCAACAACAATGAGGTTGTCCTAGTTCACGAATCATTGCAACCAATGATCTATGACGAGTCAGTAATGACTTGGGTTCAAATGAATGTAGCAGGAGCATCACATGGGTGACGGTGGCAAAGGTTCAGGCCGCAGGAACGAGGACAGCGGCAAAGTCCGAGACAACTGGGACAAGATTGATTGGGGCAAGAAGGATGATGCTAAAAAGCAACAGCCTGAGCAACCAAAGAAGCTATAATGTTTTGAAACACGGCTAGGTCTGAAGTCATGAGCAGACCGAAAAGGGTTACACCTTCCCCTGCCGCTTGTTTCTTTCAAAGGTGGTGGAAAAAGGTAAAACTCAATGCACTATTACCAGTTCAACATTGGTGACTACAAAAGTCACACGGAACATCTTTCCGAAATGGAAGATTTGACCTATCGGCGTTTGCTTGATTGGTACTACCTTCACGAATCCCCTATTCCCCTTGATTTGTCTGAAACTGCAAGACAGATAAGGATGCGTTCGCATAGCGATTGCATTGCGTTAGTATTGCAAGAGTATTTCGAACGCACTGAAAATGGCTGGATTCATCACAGAGCAAATAAAGAAATTGCTAAGGCCGATGACAAGTCACATAAGGCCAGCGAAAGTGCCAAAGCCAGATGGAAAAAGAAGAATGATGCGAACGCATTGCCAACGCAATCCGAAAGCAATGCTACACATAACACATTACCCATAACACAAGACACAAAACACAAAGAGAAGCAGCCTACGGCTTTGAGTGTTCGTTTTGAAGAATTTTGGAAAGCCTATCCAAAGAAAGTCGGCAAGGATGCGGCTAAAAAGGCGTTTGAGAAGCGAAAACCAGATCAGGCTATGGTTGATGCCATGTTGAACGCAATTCACTTTCAAAAGGCTTCTGATGCTTGGCAGAAAGATGGTGGTCAATTCATTCCAAATCCTGCCACTTGGTTGAATCAAGGTCGTTGGCAAGATGAGATTGTCAACTTTAAGCCTGTTGACATTGTTCACATGACAACACCAACGCCAAAGAATTATGACGCTGCGCTACGCAAGATTGAAGAAGATGACAAAAAGGCAGCTCCAGTTCCTGACAGCGTTCGTGATTATCTTAAAAAGGTGAAAGCATGACAGAAGAAGAATGGCAAATTTTTGGTGATTTGATTCAGTCAATTTTGTTGCGTTTTAAAGGCGCAGAGCTTGAGATTGAAAAATTGAAATTCCGCATTGAACAACTTGAGAGACAAAATGAAAGTCATTCCAATTAAGCCTGAAGAAACCGAACCTTGGTTGCTTAAACGTCATTACGCAAAACGTATGTGTCCAATTAGCTATGCTTTTGGCCTTTATGACGGAAATGAACTTGTTGGGGTTGTGACCTACGGAATTCCAGCAAGTAGCACTTTGCGATCTGGAGTTTGTGGAAAAGATTTTCAGGATAACGTAATTGAACTAAACAGACTTTGTTGCAACAACGAAAACAACTATGCGTCAATGCTGGTTGGTCGTTCGTTAAAGATGCTTCCAAAGCCATCTGTTGTTGTTTCCTACGCTGACACAGATCAGGGTCATGTTGGTTATGTTTATCAAGCAACTAACTTTTTTTACACTGGATTGAGCGAAAAGCGAACTGATTGGAAAGTCAAAGGACTTGAACATTTGCATGGAGCGACCATTGCAGACATGAGCCGTGGACAAGAAAACAGGGCGCAATGGATGCGAGAAAAGTTTGGTGACGATTTTTATTTGCAAGATAGACCTAGAAAACATCGTTATGTGTTTTTTCATGGGTCAAAACCACAAAAAAAATTGATGATGAAAAGTTTGAAATACAAACTTGCAGATTATCCAAAAGGCGAAAGTAAAAGATACGATGCTGGCGCTAATGTTCAAACGCAAACACTTCTTTTTGTATGACAAACGCAGAAGCCCACCAAATCCTTGACAGAGTAAAAAATGGAATCTGGCATTCAGAACGAGAAATCAAAGAAGCCTTGTTCGTTACAGGAGATTTACGACCAGACCGTTCTGCACCTAGCGAAACTTGCTATGTCTCCGTCTACCATCGATCAAGGTCGCTGGCGAGTGAGGGAGCTTATGAACGACAGTTCGGGCCTCTTTGGAAACATAGCAACGGACATCAAACAGAAAATTGAGGAACTTAAATGCGTAGAGCAGCAAGAGTTGATGCAAATCAAATCCAAGTAGTAAGCGCATTGAGAGCCGCTGGCGCTTATGTGTGGATTATTGGTTTGCCTGTGGATTTGTTGGTTGGTTACAACAATGAGACTTTTTTGTTTGAACTAAAAACGGATTCAAAGAAAAAACTGACTAAACTGCAACTAGACTTTTTTGAAAAGTGGAAAGGCGCAAGCCTACACAGGATAAACAGTCCAGATGACGCATTGAGAATTATTGGAGCAATTAAATGAGCGCACATGAAGCACCTTATCGGGCGATTGAGTACATCTTAAAACACTCAAAAGAATACGCAACAGCTAAAAGTCAGCGTGTTTATCTTGAGGAGTTCCGTAAAACAAAAAAAGCATTGTTGATGAAAGATGCGCTTGCAATGGGCGTAGAAGCTGCAAATGCACAAGAACGTGAAGCCTACGCACACAAAGAGTATCAAGAGCTTTTGCAAGGTTTAGCAGCAGCCATTGAGGTTGAAGAACATCTTAAATGGAACTTGGAAGCGGCTAGGATGCGTATAGATGTGTGGCGTAGTCAAGAAGCATCTAATAGACTTGTTGACAAATCTGCGGCATAATGTGTTTGTCAACGGATACCTTTAGCGGGGGAAAAGCGGATTGAATCACCGTCTGCCGTTGATTTTTTCATTGATTCTTTCATGTGAGGTTCAACATGATTACACAAGAAATTTTGCAAGAGTACTTTAATTACCAAGATGGCGAATTGGTAAGAATCAAAGCAACTAGAGGTCAATCTATTGGGAAAAAAGCTGGTTGGATAACAACCTGCAATGGAGTCCAATACAAAAAAATGAGTTTTTCACATAAAACTCTTTATGTTCACAGAATGATTTATCTTTGGCACTATGGAAAGATAGTTAAGTACATAGACCATATCAACGGAAATTCTCTTGACAACAGAATTGAAAACTTGAGAGAAGCTACTCAAAGCCAAAACTGTGCAAATCAGGCTTTAAAAAAGAACAACACATCTGGCTACAAAGGCGTCAGATTTAGAAAAGACACAAACAGATGGACTGCAAACGTCATGCTAAACGGTAAAAACATTTCGTTTGGATGTTTTGATAATCCAAAAGATGCGTATGAGGCTTACAAGATTGGATCAACAAAACTATTTGGCGAATTTGCAAGACACGAAGAAGCAACTAACCGAATGACAGACAAGGCGGCGCAATGACACAAGAAATTATTGAAATGGCTGAAAAATGTGGCTTACCTGAGTTTGAAAACAATGAAAGCCAAGCTGAAAATTTAATTGAATTTGCAAAATTGATAGCAGAAAGAGAACGCAACCGACTTGCTGACGAACTTCAAAAAATGCCGCTAAACGACACAGCCAATTCAATCGCTATTTGGATAAGGGGTCAAGAATGAAAGAACGTGAAGCATTGAAGCTGGCGCTTGAGGCGTTGAAGGCATTTCACTACGCGATGATTGACGCTGGTGTTTTGGATAAACAAGAGGTTTTGAACCAAGGTTTCACGGCAGCAACCGCCATCAAAGAAGCCTTGGCACAGCCAGAGCAGGAGCCTGTGGCGTGGCTTTCAAAAGGAGGCAAGGGAATATGGTTTCATAAGCCTGATGAAAGCCTTGGCGCAATACCTCTATACGCAGAGCCACAACGCTGCCCAAACTGCGACAGCCTAGAGCGACAAAACGCTGAATTAGATTTGCGGTTAGCAGAACAAGACCAACCGCCATTCGGATTCCTGACAAATAAAAGACAGCGGTTTAATTTCGAGCCAAATGCAACAGGCTTGTCCAACATGCCGATGACGATTGATTGGAAGATTCCGCTTTACGGCTCACCACAACCACAGCGCAAGCCGCTTTTGGCATCGGACATTGTGACAATGTACGACGAGAGCCCACGAAGTGACAACGAAATGATTGAGTTTGCCCGTGCCATCGAAGCCGCCCACGGCATCAAGGGGGACGCATGACACGAACTACAGTCCGACTGAAACTGGTTGACGGCCAGTGGTACGCATTTGGAAAAGGGCCGAAGCGGCAGCGAAATTTGTTGCTGGTTCCAGCCATCAACTTTTGCAAACGCCTGAATCAGAAAGCCGCCCACGGCATTAAGGAGTAAGACATGAAATGCTACAAACACAACTACACAGAACATCCAGCCAAAAAATCACCCAATGGGTACTGGTTTCGTTGCGTCTATTGCGGACATGAAATCTTTGGGGAACTTGTCAAATGAGAAAGAAGTGCAAGCGCAAGGTTTGGTCAACAACAATCAACCCTATTGCCCATGCAATAGCTGGCGCTGCTGTGGCTGACGACACCGCCCTAAACAAATTGCGTCTTTGTGAGCTTTCAGCAATTGACGCAATGACCAAGGGAATGGGTACGCCACACGATTGGCGCTGGATCGCTGACGTTCTTAACATCGCAGAAACAATGGCAAAGCATGGGATTGGGCCAGAGGTCTTGGAATACTGCAAAGAAGCCCAAAAAGCCCTGTTAGAGGCCAAAGAACGCTTTGACAAGACAGGAAAGATGGGTTTGTCTGGTGCTGGCATTAGAGCAGTCAAAGAATTGTGGGAATACCACGATCTTCAGCGGACAAGCGTTGCTAGGTCAGAATATGAGCGCATGATTCAAAAGACCATTAACCATGTGCGTAGTCATGGAAAGGATGTTGTGGAAGTCCTATGATTCCCAAATTCAACTATTTCAGGTCAAAAAAACACCTGAAAAACGTAGCCAGCCTATGCTGTCAGCATTGCGGGATTGATGGATATACCCAAGCGGCTCATTCAAACCAGCTTCAGCATGGCAAAGGTAGGGGAATCAAGGCAAGCGATGAGTTCACAGCGGCACTATGTCTCAAATGCCACTATGAACTTGACCAAGGCAAGAATCTGTCCAAAGAAGAACGGATAGATATGTGGGAAAACGCCCACAAACGTACAAAAGCCGAGCTGATTAGACTCGGCGTATGGCCTGAAGAACTTAGCCCTTCTTGTGAGCCTTAGACATGGGTTTTGCCTCGTGTTGCTTCAGTTCTTTTTCAACTTTGGCAATGCGGCGCATTTCTTCTTTGTGTTCGGCTTTTGTTTCGTAGTAGCCAGTAGGAGTTGGCTTGTTTTTCTTTTGCGTAACGGTGTAGTTGGTCATCATGGAAAAAACTCCTATAATTGATGTGCCGATTATAAAAGGCGAAGTCCCAAGGTGGGAGACAACACCAAGGGACTTCTAACCAAACAAAGAAAGGGGCTTTGAGTGGCTGATATAAATTTTAACTTGACACAAGACTTACTACACGAGTTGTTTGACTATCGTGATGGCAAGCTGTTTTGGAAAAAAGTTACATCAACACGAAGTGATGTGATTGGCAAAGAAGTCGGTTGTATAAACAGCCAAGGCTACAAAACAACAAAAATTGGTGGCAAGAATCATTTGGTGCATCGTTTAATTTATGCCATGTTCTATAGTGATGTTCCAAAATGTTTGGATCACATTGATGGCAATAGATCAAACAATAAGATAGAAAATCTTAGAAAAGCAACATTTTCTGAGAATATGTTTAATGCAAAATCATACAAAACGAACAAAACTGGCGTTAAGGGCGTAAACTTTAACAAAGAGTGCCAAAAGTTTTCTGCAAGATGTGCAATAAAAGGCAAGTCACATTGGCTTGGTTTATACAAAACATTGGAAGAAGCAGAGAAAGTCGTTAAAGATTTCAGAACTAAACATCACGGAGATTTTGCAAATCATGGCTAATTTTTGTAAGACTTGTAAGTTTTTCCAAGGAAGCGCATTAGGCGTTTGTTTGCGCTATCCAGAACAAATCGGAAAAGCTGAACATCAATGGTGCGGTGAGTATGTTGCAAAAAAACAACACGAGATGCTCACATTGCCAGTGGTTGAAATGGGTGAATCTCTGACTGTAAGCGCAGAACCAAAGCGCCGTGGTCGCCCAAAGAAAGGGGAGAACGATGTTCAAACCTCTGCATGACAAGATCATTGTCAAACCTGAACAACGCTTCAAATCAGAACTGCTTGACCTAAGCAAAGTCCAAGGGGCTGACACTGTGGGTTATGTGGTTGCTGCTAGCGATGAGGCAAAGGCCCAAGGTCTGAATGTGGGCGATAAAGTCCATTTCGGCACAGTGGCTGACAGCGCATCCAATGAGTATCTGAAATGGGAACCCATTGAGATTGATGGTCAACGTCACTTGAAGATGAGTTGGCAAGACATTTGCTTTGTGGAAGAAGTATGAGCGAGTTAACTGTTCTTTTTTTTGCATTGCTTTTTAAATCAATCTGTCTTTGCTTTGCAATAGCGGCTGCTGCTTATCTTGCTTATCTTGGTAAAGATGGGTGGGGGTGGATGATTTTTTTGGCAATCTTGATTGGCTCTACGAGCTACAAATACACGCCTGACAATCAACAATGCGAATGTAAGATTAAAAATGAGAATTGAAAACGTCTACACATTGGCAATGGCTTACGGAATCGCCAAGAAACAGCTTGACTATTACCGAAAAACAAAAGACCGCTATTTCGCTAAGATGTACGAAGGAGTTGTTTATTCGTTTGAGCAGCGATTCCGAGAACTCAACAAAATCACAGATGTAATGGCTTATTTTGGAGAACCAAGTGCCCCTGAAGAAATCAACCAACCTTAAAGCGTTTAAAGAGAACATCAAGGCCGAGGTAAAGGCTGGAAAGCCTGTAAAACAGGCAGTTGCAATAAGTTACGCCGTTAAGCGTGAAGCTGAATCTAAGAAGCCAAAGAAGAAATAATCAATTTTCTTTCTGAAAGCTCAAGTTTTTGATGTTCAGAATTTGATAGAACAGCCAGGTTTTCAATCCTGTTGTCATGTGAGTTGCCATTGATATGATGAACATGCTCCCAAGACTCTAGTTTTCTGCCTAAGTGCTGTTCCATTAAATGACGATGTTCTCTTACTTGCTTACCATTTACCATGATGGTTTTGTAAGTATGTTTTGGTCTATTTGTTGGTTGAAATCTATGTTCTGCAAACTGTTCAAGATGAACCTTTGCAAGACATGACCTAGAACAGTATTTTGCTGTTTCTGCTCTGTAACTAGGAACTCGAAAGGATTGTTGGCAGTGAATACAAGTAAGAATCGCACCAGTGCGGTTTCTTTTTTTCATATACAATAACTCCATGCGTTGCTATTGCTTAAATATACCATGAACACGGATCAAGAACAAATGTCAGAAAAACGCCCAGTAGGTAGACCAACTCTATACGATCCCGCATATTGCGAGCAGATCATTGAATTGGGCCGTGTTGGTAAATCTATTGAGCAAATCTGTGCAATTCTCAATGTCAGCTTAAGAACAATGTACTTATGGCGTGATACACATGAAGAATTTATGCACGCCATGGAAGATGCAAAGGTTCTTGAGCAAGCATGGTGGGAAGATCAAGGGCAGTCTTACATGGTTGAGGACAAAGAAAGCGCAAAGCTGAACACTGGATTGTGGTCACGCTCAATGGCTGCTCGATTCCCTAAGAAGTATCGGGAAAGCACAAAGACGGAAATCACAGGTGCAGAAGGTGCGCCTTTGTTGCAAGGGATTCAAGTTAGCTTTGTGAAACCCCAAGAGACAGAATAATCGGCCTAACGGCGCTGGATAAACGTAACCAGCACTAACACGCATGAAGGTTGTGATAGGCATGGATGCCCATTCGACGGAGTGTAGGGTTCAAGTCCCTTGTGGATAATTCTGGTTCGAATCCAGATAAGCAGCCTTCAGTCGTGTTAGTTCCCTGATAGCTCAGTCGGTAGAGCAGCAGACTGTTAATCTGTTGGTCGGTGGTTCGAACCCACCTTAGGGAGCCATCACGCATGAGGATTGTTCGTATTGGCGAAAGTCATCGTGGCAAGTAACGGATATGCCTTGCCAGTCCTCAGTCGTGTTGGTGAAAGCGTAAGCTGATACGCAAGTGAAAGCTAGTGTGTGGCACGAGCAGAGATGCGAGGTAGGGTTCAAATCCCCCATTCGTGCAAGCTGGAGTTCAGCACCAGCCGCCAACAATTTAAAGGATGGAAATTGGCAACGGAGATTGAAAACGCAATAGCAAAGGCTGAATTCCCAATCAAGCTGCAATGCTTGTTTGAGCCTAAAAAATCACGCTACCGTGTTCTGTACGGTGGTCGTGGTGGCGCTAAATCATGGGGTGTGGCTCGTGCTTTGCTGATTAAGGCTGTTCAAGAGCCTTTGCGTATTCTTTGCGCTCGTGAGTTTCAATCATCCATGAAGGACTCGGTTCACAAGTTGTTGACCGACCAGATCGTTGACCTTGGTTTGACCAGCTTCTACGAAATCACGCAAAACCAGATTCGTGGCAAGAATGGCTCGGAAATCAACTTTATTGGCTTGAAGAACAACATTGCCAACGTCAAGTCGTCAGAAGGCGTAGACATTTGTTGGGTGGAAGAAGCTCAGACCGTGAGCCGTATGTCTTGGGATGTGCTGATTCCTACCATCCGCAAGGAAGGCTCCGAGATTTGGATTACGTTCAACCCATTGCTGGAGACTGATGACACTTACCAGCGGTTTGTGGTCAATCCGCCCAAAAACTCAGTTGTTCAAAAGATCAACTGGTCGGATAACCCTTGGTTTCCTGATACTTTGCGTGAGGAAAAGGACAACCTTAAGGCACGAGACATTCATTCCTACAACGTGGTTTGGGAAGGCTTTTGCCGCCAAACAGTTGATGGGGCTATCTTTGCCAAAGAAATGCAGATGGCAGAACTTGAGCGCCGTATCACCAATGTACCGTATGACCCAATCAAGCCTGTTCATGCCATTTTTGACTTGGGATGGGCTGATATGACCGCTGTGTGGTTTGTTCAGTTCATTGGAATGGAAACTCGCCTGATCCGCTATTACGAGGTCAATCAAACGACCATGAGCGAAATTCTGGCGAAGATGCAAACATTTGGGTATTTATATGACACGCTCTGGCTGCCGCATGATGCACAGCACAAAACTCTTGCCAGTAACGGTAGAAGCATTGAGGAAATTGTCCGTAACGCTGGCTACAAAACCAAAATCCTTGAGCGTGTGCCAGTTGCAGACTCAATTAACGCAGCCCGTACAATTTTCAGGTCGTGCTATTTCGATAGAGAAAATTGCCACGAAGGGCTACAATGTCTACGAAATTACCGATACGATGTAGACCCAGAAACAGGTCAATTTGGTCGGACACCGCTACATGACCATTACTCACATGGTGCTGATGCGTTCCGCTACATTGGTCTGATGGTGAACGAACCACGAGGTCGGCAACGTCAAAAACCACAGCAACAGTTCTATGCTGGTGCTAATTCATGGATGGGCTAATAATGGCTTACAAAGAAGATGCAAGCGATTCAGATTCACGCATTGGTGAAGCCATAAAGTTTCTGGAGTGGGCTAACGATGCCGACACCATGAACCGCCAAGAGGCGCTAGAGGACTTGAAGTTTGTTAATGGCGACCAATGGCCTATTGAGCTTCAAAACAGCCGTAGCATGGAGTCTCGCCCTGTTCTGACCATTAATAAATTGGATGGTTATTGCCGCCAAGTGGTTAACCAGATTCGCCAGCAACGCCCACATCCCAAAGTTCATGGGATGAACAGCGATGCAGACCAAAAGACCGCTGAAGTTATCCAAGGCATCATTCGCCACATCGAAGCCAACTCCAACGCTGATAACGCCTACGACACCGCAGCCGACTACGCTGTTCGCATGGGTTGGGGCTTTATCCGTGTCCGCACAGATTATGTGAGCGACGATTCGTTTGAACAGGAAATCTACATTGATCCTGTTGACAATCCTTTTACCGTCTACTTTGACCCAAATTCCATCCTTCCTGATGGCTCTGACGCTGAGACTTGCCTTATCACCACAATGATGAGCAAGAAAGAGTTTAAAAAGCTCTATCCTGACGCAGACACAGAATCTTTCACACAGCGTGGCACTGGCGACAGCCAAAGCGAATGGATCACCAAAGAGGACATTCGTGTTGGTGAGTATTTCTACACAGTCCGCAAGGCATCTAAGCTCATCCTGTTGAGCGATGGTTCTTCCATCTTTGCTGAGGACTTTGAAAAGCAAGCTGAGATGTTCACGGCTGCTGGCGTGTATCCCATTGATGAGCGCCCGAGCATCCGCAAATCAATCAAATGGTGCAAGCTGACTTCTGCCGAGATTCTGGAAGAAGGCGAATGGGCTGGCAAATACTTGCCAATCATCCCTGTTTATGGTCGCCATGTGGTGATCGGTGACAAGCGCAAGAAGTTCGGTATGGTTCGCCATGCAAAAGATGCACAGCGTATGTATAACTTCTGGCAAACATCCACCACAGAATCTGTGGCATTGGCTCCAAAAGCCAAATGGATCATGGCAGAAGGCCAAGACGAGGGTCACGAAAACGAGTGGATGGCGGCAAACATCAAGTCGTTCCCATTGTTGCGTTACAAGCAAACTGACATTGAAGGTCGCCCTGCTCCAGCGCCACAACGCTTGCAACCAGAGCCACCACCCACAGGCATCTTGGCTGCAACCGCAACGATTGATGACGACATTAAGACCTTGATGGGGATTTTTGACCCTGCTCAATTGAAGCAAGGCAACATCTCTGGCAAGGCGCTGAATGGTCAGCAACAACAAGTTGATCTGTCAAACTTTGACTTTTACGACAACCTTACAAAGTCTCAGTGCCAAGTGGCTAAATTGATCTTGGACTTGATTCCCAAGATTTACGACACTCAACGAGTTCTCCGCATCATTGGTGATGATGGCAAGCCTGAACTGGTGACAGTGAACGAAAAAGACGCAGTGAACAATGTCATTAACAACAATTTGACCGTTGGTTTGTATGACGTTGTGATGGACACTGGCCCTGGCTACAACAGCAAACGTGAAGCGGCTGTGGCTGCCATGACTCCAATCTTGGCATCTGACCCTTCTTTGATGGCTCAGATCGGTGATTTGTGGTTCCGCAATCAAGACTTCCCTGGTGCAGACATCATTGCTGATCGTTTGGCTACGCTTAACCCATTGTCACAAATTGACAAGAAATCTGATGTGCCACCACAGGCTCAAATGGCTATCAAGCAGTTGCAAGACCAACTCCAGAAGGCTCAACAACAAATTGAGCAAATGGGCATGGCAATCAAGCAACGCCAAGACATTGAGCAAGTCAAGCAAGACAATGAAACCAAGCGTGAATTGCTCCGTCAGACTGCCAAAGCACACAACACAGAAACAATGGCTGAGGTCAAGGTCAATGACCAAGCGACTCGTGCCATTACTTCACAAAACAAGGTGGAAATTGAGGCCATCATGCAACTGTTGTTGCACCACATGGACACAAACCGCCTGAATCAAGAGATTGAACGCCGTAATGCAGAGCAAGTTGCCGCAATCAATGTGGCTGCTCAAGACATTGATAACGGTCAAAATCCCTTGATGGGTATGTAAATTCGTGGTAAATTAACCACAAACCTTACCTGTGAGGTACACAGGGCAAATTCGGAGTGACAACGTAATGTCTGAAAAACAAGCAGGTCAGATTCTGACTAGCGAAAATGCGGCTGAGTTCTATGCACAAAAACTAGGTTTAGCCCCCGCCGAGGAACAAACTGCGGCTGTTGAAGCTGAAGAAGCGCCAGCAGAGCCAGAGGTTCAAGAAGCGGAAGGGAGTGACCCAGAAGCGAAAGAGGAAGCCAAACCACAGGATGAGCGAAAGCAGAATCCTAAACTTGAGCGTAGATTCTCCGAAATCACGAAACAGCGTGAGGAAGCTCGTAAAGAGGCCCAACGTGAACGTGAAGCAAGGGAAGCTCTAGAACGACAGATAGAGGAACTGAAACAACAATCGCAGCCCAAACAGGCTACTACTGTTGACGAAGAACCTCAACCAAGTCAGTTCGCTGATGCGTTTGAATATGCCAAAGCACTCGCTGAGTACACGGCTGACAAGCGAATTGAAGCGATGAAACAGCAAGAAGCTGCGGAAAAAGCCGCACAGGAACGCCAAAAAGTCATTGACTCTTGGGCTAACCGAGTGGAAGAAGCCAAAGCAGAATTGCCTGATTTTGACGATATGGTGGCAAGTTCTAGTGTTGTGGTTAGTGATGCTATCCGTGACACCATTCTTGAGAGCGATGTAGGCCCAAAAATCCTGTATCACTTGGCTGAGAATGAAGAACTGGCAAACAAGATCGCTGGTATGTCTGAGCGTATGGCTATGCGAGAGATTGGGAAACTTGAGGCTCGATTTGAAAAAGTCGCCGCCAAGTCTGAAGTCGCTGAACCAGTGGCCCGAAGTAAAGCACCTGCTCCTGCCAAGCCAATCAAGGCTACCTCAGGCGTTGCTGACCTACCACTTGACAGTGATGGCAAGTTTTATGGAAGTTACGCTCAATGGAAAGCCATGAGGTCGCAAGGCAAGATTCGGTGAAAACCTTTTTTGTTCATATATCTTGGAGTAAACCATGAGCAACAATTTGCTTACCATTAGCAAGATCACCAACGAAGCGTTGATGGTCTTGGAAAACAGCTTGACCTTTTCTAGCGGCGTGGATCGTTCGTATGACGACCAATTTGCTGTTGCTGGCGCAAAAATCGGCAACACATTGAACGTTCGTAAACCTGGTCGTTTCATCGGTACAACTGGCCCCGCTTTGAACGTTGAAGATTTCAACGAAACTAGCGTGCCTGTCACCTTGTCCACTCAGTTCCACGTTGACACCCAATTCACTACACAAGACTTGGCTCTGTCGTTGGATATGTTCTCTGACCGTGTGTTGAAACCCGCCATCGCAGCAATCGCCAACAAGATTGACTTTGACGGTACAACTATGGCTGCTTTGAACACAGCTAACATCGTTGGCACACCTGGCACTCCTTCCACAGACTTTGGCACTTATTTGACTGCCCAAGCCTATCTGGATGCTGAAGGCGCACCCCGTGATGGTCGTCGCACTTGCGTGATCGAACCCTTCACTTCTGCTGTGATCGTTAACAACCTGAAAGGTTTGTTCGTTCCTCAAGAAGCCATCGGTAGCCAATACAAAAAGGGCATGATGGGTCGTGACACTGGCGGTATGGATTGGAAGATGGATCAAAACATCTCCGCACACACTTTCGGCAACTTTGCTGGTACTGCTGTGTGCAACACTTCCACCGCTACTGGTTTCTTGACCTCTGGTTGGGCTTCTAGCTCCACAATCAGCATCACTTCTACTGGTGCTGTGAGCCTGTTGGCTGGTGACGTTATCACCATTGATGGCGTGTACGCTGTTAACCCCCAGAACCGTCAAGCCTACGGCTCTAACAAGCTGCGTAACTTTGTTGTGAAATCTGCCGCTTCTGGCACTGGCACAACATTCAACGTGACTGTTAGCCCCGCTGTGATTACCGCTGGTCAGTTCCAAAACGTGAGCATCCCTTCCGCTGGTTCTGCCGCTGTGAACTTCTACAACAAGGCTGGCGCTGTGTCTCCACAGAACATCATCATGCACAAAAACGCTTTCACATTGGCTTCTGCCGATTTGGAATTGCCAGAAGGCGTGCATTTTGCTGGTCGTGCAGCAGACAAAGACGCAGGTTTGTCGATCCGTGTGGTGCGTCAATACACCATCAACAACGACTCCATCCCCACTCGTTTGGATGTGTTGTACGGTTGGGCTCCTCTGTACCCTGAATTGGCTTGCCGTGTTGCCAGCTAATTGAAATGGTGGGGGAGAAATCCCCCGCTTCTCAAAATTCTTTTTAAAGGAAACTGAAAATGTCTAATCCAGGTCCAGCAAGTACCCAAACCCCTATTTATTTGCTCAACGGTGGCGCAGCTGACGGTTCGTTGGTTGGCGCTTCTGGCGGCAAAGTTGGCTTCTACGGTACAACTCCTGTTGTGCAAGCTAGCGCAATCACCACCATTGGCAACTCTGCCACTGGCACTGAAATCGCTACTGCCGTGAACGCAATCATTACTGCTTTGAAGAACGTTGGTCTCACAGCCTAATCTTTAAGTAGATAATGCAAGGCCATTCTCGAAAGGGAGTGGCCTTTTTCATTTAGGAGACACTTATGCACGTTATGGTTGCAATTCCATCCTACACAGGGGTGGTTCATTGCTCAACAATGAAAAGTTTGATGGGTGATCTAATCAAACTGGTCAAAAGGGGTGACACATTTACGCTTGTTGACGAAATCGGAAGTGCTTTGATTGCTGATTGCCGCAGTCAAATTGCCACAAAGTTTTGGGAATCGGACTGTGATTGCCTTGTTTTTGTTGATAACGATGTGTCTTGGCAGGAAGGCGCATTGCTAAAACTGATAGATGCTCCAGTTGATGTTGTTTCTGGCATTTATCCATATAGGCTCGATCCAATTTCTTACCCAGTTCACTACTTAGACAAACCAGAGCTTTGGGCTGATCCTGAAACTGGCTTGCTTGAGGTTAAATCTGTGCCCACAGGGTTTATGAAGATCAGCCGTAATTGCATTGCCAAGATGATTGAGGCCAACCCTGAAAAACACTATTTCACAGCAGATCGAGACAAGACTTTTTACCCATTGTTTGACCATATTTTTGATGATGGTTGCAAGTGGGGTGAGGATTATTCATTCTGCATCCGTTGGCGTAATGCTGGCGGTCAAGTCTGGATTGACCCTGAAATTACAATGGGTCATACTGGCTACAAAACTTTCATTGGTAACATTGGCGAATGGCTCAGAAATCGTTAGAATTGACCCATTCTTTGCAAAGGAATTTTTATGGCAACCGTAACCAATTTTGTCCGACCAATCGGCGTAACAACCGCTGTTTCT